TACAATCTGTTGAATAGAATACATCGAAATAAGGTCCTGCATTATTTCGTTCTGTTAATGTTATTTCTTTAAATATATCTGCCATAATTTAATTTGCCTTTCTCGCTATGAATTCAAAACTGTGTGATGTATAATTAAATGGTTCAATAACACCACCGAATTCATCAATGGAATGAGTCCATTGTAAGCTTGAACCAGATTCACTAGCAATTACATCGATAGTTTCTACTAAGGTGTCATTTAAATAATATGATGATGTTACTTCTAATTGGTCAGCAAGTAAATTTGGTCCTAATTGAAATCTCCAAAATCCAAACGAACCAGTCCATCCATTAGCTTCAGACCATGTATTGTTACATGGCCATGTATTATTTGATAATATGTAAGTAGTAGTACCGCTATTAAAAGTTCTTGTAAAAGGTTGGTCAATCCAAGTAGTTCCTTTAATATCATTGGGGTCAGCACAAACAATACTTCCTGCATCATATGAAGAACTCCATTCTTGGAGATAATTTTTTGTTGTAAGGTCAACAGAATTCACACTAACATCTAAAAGAGTAGAACCACTTGGTGGTGGCACAGTAGTACTTGTAGTAGTACTTGTAGTAGTACTTGTTGTTGTTGTAGTTGCAGAAGGATTATATTCAATACTCATTGTTACACTTGTTACACCTGTCCAATCTATTACATCTGGCATCCCGATTCCTGAATCAACATTATTTGTAATATAAGCAAGTGAACCTGTTTCACCACATTCTGCTGATAAATTAACTGATTGATATCCACCAAATGATGTTGAACCTGTTTGCACTCCATTTAAATATAAACTAGCTGTAAATGAACCGTTTGCAGAACTTGTACTACCCGTGTATTGGTTTCCTCCAGCAACATCCCAATTAGTACCTGGTGTAAATGAACCTGTTATATTATACCACACATCTTTTTCATAATAATCATATGTTTCAAGTATTCTACTATTACAAATATTTATTGTTTGTGCAGAAAAGAATATAGCTCCTGTTGATGGTTCATTCAATTTAAATTCATACATAAAATCAACCGAACCAGTTGGAGCAAGGGTAGTAGTTGTAGTGGTAGTTGTTGTTGTACTTGTACTCGTAGTTGTAGTAGTAGTAGTTGTAGTTGTAGGTGGTACATATGGGTTAAGATACACATCTAAACTATAACTATCGTAAAGGTTAGTATTAAACGAACCATGATTTAATCCAACACCTGCATTCGGATAAGATGATGTAATAAATTCTTGTGATGTTAAAATATTATCTAAACTTAACGATGAGGTTACTTCGATAGTACCATAGTTAAAGTTTTGGAAATTAAATGTGTTACCAATATTATGTGAACCACTTATTTCATAAGTTGATGATGTGAAATCTGTACCAACAACCATACCATCTAATCTTAATGCAATATCACCTGTAAATTGCATATCAGTATCATTAATACTTGATGTGAAGTTTGTTGTTGTATTATTAAATAAGTTAATTTCTAAATATTTCGTTGTGTTTATAGGTATAGCATTAAATTCAAATACACAATTAGGTACGAATGGAACTATAAATCCATCTCTTAAAGATATTAGTTCTAAACCAACAACATCATTATTATTAACATTAAATCCTTTAATCTTATTGATTCTGTAATAATTATCTTCTACAAATATCTTATCATTCAACGCAATATCAGCTAACTCATTAGGTTCAAACTGAATATCTGCAGAAAGTATTTTACTTGATGTAATATACAAAGAATCTATGTACCCATTCCAATATGCTTCATACGAAGTTATAGAACCTGTTTGAGATGCATCAAATGTAGGTGGATAAAAAGATTCGTTATAATGTAAATTCTCAGTAGAACCACTTACAATAGGTATTGTGTTATAATTTGATATCGTTGCATAATCTTGGAATTGTTCTGAATCATTACCAATGTATGCAACCTCTGAAAGTGTGTTATTAATCTTATATCCTAATCTTGGTTTAAACTTAAATGTTTTTTTACCAATTTGAGAATTATCTGTTTTATATAATTGTGGTATTAAATTTGTATCAGTACCACCTTCCATTCTTTCTAAGATGACGGGAGCAAAGTAAGTACCTAATTTCTTTTCACCTTGTGGTACATCAGATACAGCATCAACTACTTCAGTTCCCCATTGGAAACCTTCTGCATTATCAATTACTTGTTTAGATAATTTATCATTATCTTTATTATCTTCAAACTTTAAAGTTTTTTGTTGAGATGAAAGTGGTGAACGAAGAGTTATTCTATCTGCTTGTTGTATCTTTCTTGTCCAATCTACTACTTTACCACTATCGGCCCATGTACTAAATGTTTCTATCTTTAAAGTTCTATTCTCTGTATATACTGGTTCAATTACCAAATTTAACTTTTGTATTAAACCTTGTAAAATATCAATACACTTTGTTTGTGGTTCAAATTGTTCACCAATCTTAATTGTACCTGTTTCGTAATTTAAAGGTGATTGTAGAGTAGAAAAATTAGAACCTGATGCAATGGTAGCTTCTAATAAAGAAACACCACCACCTTGAGTATAATCCATCTGTAATTGTACTTCATCACCTAAAGATAAATTAACTAAATTAGTTTCAACTGTAAATGAGCCTGTTATCTCAGTTGCAGAAAAAGCATTAGAACCAAGTGTAGTGTTTGTAGTAATATTTCTAATTCTACCTGTTAGGGTTGCATCAGTATCTTCAGGGTCTATCTCATAATTAATTACACCTCTAAATTGATGTGTACCACTTCTACCAACAGTATAAGTGTAAGTTGTAGGATTATAAGTTCCACTCTCATCAAATATCTCTGTATTTATCGATGCAGTTACATATCCATCAGAATCTAAAATACCTGTTTGGTCTGTTGATGAACTAGCAATAAATCCAAATGAAGTAAATCCACTACCTTTAACAGATAAATCTTCTGTTTGTTTAGGCATGATATAAAGAGAATCAAAAAGTGGTTGTAAAGAAGATGAATACGAAAACTCACCTTGTTCAAAAATTTTATCTAATACCGTACTAACTCTAATTGCAGGAGTTAACTGTCGAACCTGCAATGGCGTTGATGAGTTGTTTATATATCCTTGTGTTACAGAACCAGTATCAGGTGTAATCCCAACAATAGGAAGAGAACCAGTAGTTTCAGAACCATCTGTTCCCATATCAATAAGTGGATAATATATATCACCACCAAAAAGGTTATCTGTCCAAGAACCAGTTACATTAGCAGTTGAGAATGAATGGTCATAAGAACTCCAATCTAAATCTCTAACTGCAACCGTCTTTACTGATTCGTTAAATGTTACAACATTGTTTACAATTGTAACTTCGTAATTGTATCCACCATTAGGAGTTTTAACTACTTCATCTAAAAAAAGAGAACCTTCTATAAGAGTATCTGATTTAGAAATAACCCAACAAGGGACTGATTCACCAAGACCAGGTACAGATTGTACACCAACTTTGTATGCGTGTTTAAAGAATCTATTGTTTTTCTTTGAACCAGGTAAGGTAAATCCTTGAGAAGCAGCACCGAAAACTTCACCAATACTCGAATTTTCTATTGCAGATATATCTACTCGTATTGGAGTTTCTTCCAATACATCTAAATCATATCTGACTCCATCATATTCAACTCTTATAATCGTCATTTTTATCTACGAGATTTTCTTGGATTAGCTAATGTATATTCTATCTTATATGTAAATAATTTTTGACCTCTTGGGTTTGTTTTCTTATCTATTTGTGTATTAGTAATAATAACAGGTATAAAACCATCTTCATATTGAACATATACCGAAGGTGATTCAAATAACTCTACTAAATAATCTGCTCTTTCTTTATTTAACCAATCTGTTTGAGCAGTATAATTAGATTTAATCGATTTATTATATATTGTTGTACCTCTACGAGATTTATCGAATGGAATCGTACCATCTGTTGTAGAGAAATCAACAAATACTTGTTCGTATGTATCTTGTGAGTAAGTTTCACTTTCTGTCTTTGTTAAACTAGCCGTCCAATAATCCCATACACCTTGTCTGTTAATAAATGCAAATCTTGTACCATTTTCATCAGAACAAGTTTTTAAATTTACCACAAGTTGTATATCCGATGTTGGTGTAGTTTGAATTAAGTAATTATCCCATGCAGAACCTGTTGAAAGAATATTCAAAATAGAATCATCTTTAAAGTTAGCTGGTCCTAATGGAAAGTGTACTAAATTAGATTCTGAATTAGTATAACTCGCATAAGGATAAGGGTTGTTTATTGTTTTTAATGCAAGAGGATTAGAATCAGCATCAAATACTACGATAGTAATAGAATCTACATAAGATGATGAAGTATTCATACGAGGCATTGTACCATAATCCTCTGGTCTCATAAACATACCAATTGGATGAGATGAAAGAGATTTACTATCATAAGATGAACTATCCCAATTCAAACCATCTATCGGGTCTGTAACTGCAGGATATATTAATATATCATGAGATACTTGATTTGGATATACTGTTACCGAAGAAGAAGGTGATGTACCAAATTCTTCTCCAAATTGTATTGAGAACTCTCTTACATTATAATTTGATGAAGTGACTGGTGTTGTTGTTTTCCATATTTCATCTTGTCCCATATAATCATGTAACACTTCACTAATTTCAAACACACCATAATTACTTTCGTTTGCAGGTTGTTTAATTCTTACCAATTGAGTAGAAGAATCTTTATCTACAATATCACAAACATATTTAGCTTGTGGATTTGAACTTAATCCTTGTAATCCATATACAATGGTAGATTGTGAACCATTAGGTGATGTGGGTTGTTGTGTAAATGATACTGCCATGATTAAACTATTGCTCCATTAACTTTAAATATATCTAAGATTTCTTCGTTTATATCTTCTTCTCCTGCTTCTATTAATTTATCTTCTAAAGAATTTATTGTTCTATTTACCGAAGGAATTATAAACGGTCTTGGTCTAAATCCTTTTTGTGCAATTGATTTACGAACTACAAAAGGAAGTGGACCTCCAATAACATCAGATTTAAATTGACCTGGTGTAAAAAGAGATTCTGGATTAGATGGTTGTCTTACTTTTATACCACTTATACCACTATCTTGGTAAAATCCATAGTTCTCCATAGAGATTTTAAAACGAGGTTCTTTCTCATCATCCTCGTATTTAACTTGTACTGAATTAGCTAACTTTCCACTCTTTAAAAGATTCTGATTGATAATACCATCTTTCAGATTATCTTCTAAGAATTGAGAAAATTGTTTCAGTACTTTTCTTATGTTCTCTATTTCCATTTATTTTTAATCCAATAATATAATTCTTTTCCAATTACCCCACCTACACCACCGATGATACCTAATAACAAAGCCATTCCAAATTCATACAATGTCATCGTATATAATGATGTAAAAGTAAATCCACTTAAAAATGATATTTTGTTTTCCATAATTTTAAGCTATATCACAATATGTGATACCTTTTGCATCTGTTAAGATTGTTAGAGTAGTAACCCAACCTGCAGCTTTATCTTGAAATGCTTCAATCAAAGGTACAATATTACTCATCTCTACTTGTAGGGGATATTGTACTGGTCCATCTAATATATACGCATATAAATCATACAAACCTTGTTCTGTATTGTTAAGAACTTTTCTCATATCCTCATCACCAATCTTTGGTACATCTAAAGAATAAAATTCAAATGTTAATCTTCTTTCTCTACCATCAACACCACTTAAACCTTGTGATGATATAGGCCTCATAAACAATAAAGGATATCCACGATTAACTACAGCATCTATCTTATCAATAGAACCATGTCCAAATCCTTTAAAGTAATTGTGGTTACTTATAAATAATTCAACTGTATTTACTAATTCATCGTATCTAACCATTATCTTCTTCTATATTGATTTAATAATTGTTTATTTTTCTTTTCTTGTTCTTTGGATAAATCCATTTCTAAACTTAACCAATTTAACATTGTAACAAAATTTACTTTTGTAACATCATCTTTTCCTGTTAATCTGAGGATACCTCCGTCTTTAGAGAGGTGATGGAGGGTATAGAACCATCCCCAATGTTCTTGAATACTTGGTCCAGACCGTTCTTCCACATCTCCTTCTCCTTCTTGCTCAAAGCTTGGGAAGATTGAAGGATATCGTTTGATAATTGAACCCCTATCAACAAAAAAAAATTGTATGCACCAAGAGCAATAGCCATTGGTAAATCTTTAAATATCTCTTTTCTCCATTCTCTTTTCTCTACATCATACTCTTCTACATTGTAGTATTTGAATAGATTTTCTGTTTTACCTTGTATAAATTTTATCTCACTTCTTAATTTCCATTTAAGTGTATCAAACTTATATTCAGTAAGTGGTCTATAAATAATAGAAATAACATCCAATACATCACCACTCTTGATTTTATTATCTAAATCAATATACTCACCAGCACTCATCTTAGATATTGGTTGTAATCCGTACTTAATACCCTTAAATTCAAAGATAGGTAAAAACACAGCATCAGTTGTCATAATATTCTTATGAATATCTGTGTATATATCTTGTATCGAACCGATATCCCAATTTCTTACATCTTCTTCATCATAATTAGAAATCGTAGCAACTATTCTAATTATTTTTTCTAAATCAGATAAGTGTTCAAATTGACCTAACTTCTGATAATGCTCAATTGTAAACTCGGTTGGTATATTAACTTTTATTTCTTTACTCATACTAAATTATATTTTTATTTAATTTGTGGTATAGGAACTACCTAATTCCACTTATAACTAATTTCTTTCTTATTGGGTTATCTACTCTATTCCAATTACAAATAGCTAAACTCATCACACAATCATCATGAGCACCAGCCATGGCCTGATACGATATCTTTCCACTTGGGAGGTATTTGTACTGAAACATCTGTAACTCTCTGTAAAGTGGGTTAAAAAGGTTAGGAGAGGGTAATTCTAAGTTCCCATCTGCTATATCACTAATCAATCTTCTAATTATATTTTCTTTTGAGGTATTTGTGGTTATAAATGGTTTAACATTCTTATATTGTTTTCTAATCATCTCATATACCACATCTCCCATTGAATTAGCTTCTATTAATAATTGTGTATTGTATTGTTTACAAAAGTAAACAACTTTAGAAACTATTTGTGAATATTCTAATCCTCGTTCTCTCCATACCCATATAACTCTACCTGCATCATCCATTATAGTAAGAACAGAGTAATCTTCTTTTGTTCCAATATCTAAACCACCAACGGTTCTTCCTTTCGTAGATATCCATTCCGATAACACAGATACATTATCTATATTAGAGAATACTTCACCATCACCTTCTTGCCATAATGCTTCAAACTCTTGTTCGTATATTGCAGGTGGAAGGGATTGTTTTTGTTCTTCTAAAAATTCTTTACTAACATAAGGTGAGATAGAAGAAGGAGCAGAATAAGAATTATACCCCTCCTCTTCACCTCTTTGGAAATATGAGTAAAACCAATTTTTAGTTTTTGGTGTTCCTGCTACTAAACACTTCTTACCTTTGGCTGTTAAGGTAGGAAGTATTGCTTTGTTAAATGCATCATCTGATATATCTTGTGCTTCATCTAAGAATGCATAATCTACTGATAAACCTCTAATGGTTTCTGGTTTCTCTGCAGAACGAAAATATATACGAGTACCATTTATAAGTGTAATAATCTTTTCTGATTTATTAGCTTCTTTTGTTATTGGTGTTTTTTCAATTGCATCTATTATTTGTGAAAGAACTTTGATAGCCATTGAATAATAAGGTGATACCCATAAAAGAATACTCTTGGGTTTATTTATTCCGTAATATAATAACATATTAATTAGTAAAAGCGTTTTACCAATCTGCCTACCACAAACTAAAGTATAGAACATATCCTCTTTAGTGAGTATATCATCTATTATCTTCTTTTGAAACTCGTAGGGTTTAAATCCTTTATAAAGCATTATATTTTTTTAATAAATCTTCTTTTATCTCTTTATTTAATTTTAACACACCTATACCAGGACCTTTTACTTTTTCTCCAAATCTATCCGTTTCGTAATGTCTATTATCTTCATCACCTGTAAATTGAGATTTTATTTCAATACATTCGTTAGGATAAAATGAAATTAACTCAGCCCAAAATCCACGATACTGTCCAAATATATCATGATAAGCAAGGATACCATCATCATTAACAAATTGTAAATATTTTAAAGTATCCCATTTAATGTATTCGTGTGAATGGTCACCATCAATCAAAATAAAATTTACTTTTTTATCTTCTAAAATATTCTTTACCTTATCGATAGTTTCTTGAGAAAGAGAATCTCCTAAAATAGAATGCACATCAGTAAAGTTTTTATTCCAATTCTCCCATCTTTTTTCTATGTACCCATCAAGAGTTACAAAAGAAGGATAAGGCATCTTAGAATCATCTATTGTAACATCTACACTTATCTTTCTACCATTTGGTAATACACTTCCAAAACAATGAAAAGAACCACCAAGAGCACTTCCTATTTCAATGAAATTAGAATCTTTAGGTAATTCTTTATCTAATAATTGCATTAATTGTACTATCTCATCATCTTGGTACATATACTGATAAAGAGAATCAGCATCTTTTGCTATTTGTGAAAATCTTTCAATGTTACCAAATCTTTCTTTTGAATATATAAAACTCATAATTTCTTTTTTTTAATTAAAAAACTCTCTATGTTTGTGTTTCTTTTCTTCGTGTTCTATTCTTGTTTTAGCAATCTCCATATACTCATCTTCTCTTTCTATACCGATGAAATCCATTCCTTCTCTTACAGATGCTTTACCAGTAGAACCACTACCCATAAATGGGTCTAATACTGTTCCACCTTTTGGTGTTACTAATCTTACCAAATATGCCATCAAATCAGTTGGTTTAACTGTTGGGTGATTGTTCTTGGATGTTAGTGCATATCTTTCTTCAAGTGTTTTAGAATTATGTGCTTGGTTTATACTATATCCTTTTTCCTCTAACTCATCACATCCTTCATTCCTATCTTTCTTTGATGCTTTAGGACAATAAAAGTATCTTGCCCAATCTTCTTCTATACCATCGTGAATAAAGTTTGCTGGAAATCTACCTTCTCTTTCTTCACTACCAATTCTACACTCATCTATGTTTATTCCACCTGTTCCCCATTCCAATACATTCTTTGCAACTGAACCCTTAAAAGGTTTTCTTGCCATAACGATTGGTTCGTGTGCAGGTTTAAGAGCAGTTCCCCATCCTTCGTAGGGTGAGTTTCCTTTTGTTATAATAGATAAATTATCAGTTTTATTTTTAACTGAATTACTACCTTCTCTATTTGAGTTTGCATACTTACCATGACCAAATCCTGCATTTGGGTTTGTAGTATCATGTGCTCCACCTGTCTTTTTTCCAACTACTTCTCTTTCGTTTCCTTGTAGTTTATCTACTGCTTTACCTATATTATGTGATTTGGGAAATCCACTACCATATATCCACATTATCTGGTCTCTTATCTCAAATCCTGCATCTTCTACTGCTACTGCTTGTCTATGATATGTTCTACTATGTGAAAAGGAAAGTAGATGACCTCCTGGTTTAAGAACTCGTAGAACTTCTTTCCATAGTTCTGGGTTGTTTGCAATACCAATTCCATCTTCACCTAATCCATCCCACTCTTTACCCATAAAACCTTTGGATGCTCTTTGGAATGCACCATCTGTTCCATATTGTGCTTTTGCACTATCTTCTTTACCAAATCTTTTTACGATTGATGTTAAATGGTAGGGTGGGTCAGTAACTACTGAATCTACTGAATTATCTTCTAACTCTTTTAACTTTTGGAGACAATCTCCTTTTAATAATGTAACCTTATTCATATTAATTAAAATCAAATTGTATTGAACCTGTTGTTTCTGTTTGGTTCTTACTCTTCTGTGTATTTAATTTATCCCACTCTTCATCGTTTGCAATCATTTTCATCAATGCAATTGACAAGGTTGGATTATCACTCTCAAACCATTTCTTTTTTAACTTAGCCTTCATCTCTAAACGATTATTAGTAATAGCATCTTTTATAGAGTCTAATTCGTTTAATTTCTTATTGTAATAAGTACCCTTAGTTATAGGTAAGAATGCAATAATTTCATCATGCCATGTCAATCTATTATCTTTGATAGCTTTGAGAGCCATATCTTCTAATTTCTTTTTTGAATATCTCATTTGTATTTGTATTCTTCTATTATTTTATAAGCCTTCTTTAACTTATGTACTTTTAACCATAACTCTGGTCCTATTGGAATATCATCTTCTAATTCTATATTCTCAATAGATTTTATTTCTGTGTTAAGAAGTTGTAGTATGTGTTCTATTCTTTCTTCCTTTTCCATATATCTGTATATACTTTTGATGAATGTTCTGATTTTGTCATTACTTCTAAATCTTTTATGTGATTAGAATCGTTTTTACCAACTACCACATATTTTTTATCTAATACTTTACCATTATTACATTCCCAAACAAATCTTCTTACACCAAAGTTGTAACACTTACCATCTTTTTTTACAACAAATTGTTCTCTTGTACCTTTTTTATTTGTTGGTACTTTATTACCATTTTCATAAAATATCGTACCATCTTCCGATGCAGATAATCTTGTAAATGTAGGATGTTTTTTCTTCATAACTTTATTTTTTTCTTGTTCTTCTTCTTTGTGGTTTAACAGGTACCTTCTGTGCTTTTCTTTCTTCTGTTTTCTTTTCTATTGCTTTTTGTAATTTCTTTATATCAACTTTTACATTTTGTGTAGATTCTTCTTCTTGAATTTGAGGTTCTACATAAACATTAGGTAGGACTTGTTTCATCTTAGAGGATGAAAGAGTTTCTTCACTCCATTCGATTTCATTTATAAAGTTTTCTACTTTATTATGTGTATCTCTATCTAAACAAGTACATACCGAAGAAGTTCTACCATCATTCTTAAATAACTGATAAACTTCATACATAGTTTCTCTTGCTTCACCTTTCATGGTTCTACCTCTATAATTCTCAATATAAAACAGTACCAAAGCTTCTTTTGTTACATCTAATTTAAATTTACTCATGTTTGTAATCTTTACAAGTTAACTTATTCAACCAAATTTTTCTTTCTTCACAGCCACATGATTCATAACCTAACCACTTAACTGCTACAATGTATGCATACCATGCACCATTACCAAATGTTACAACATCAATGAACTTTTCTAACCAAGTTCCAAGTTGTATTTTACACCATAGTTTTTTTCCCATAATTCAATTAATTGTTCTTTTGTTTTGTTTCTTAAATCTGTTGTTGCAAACAAATCATTATCTTCTTCATTAAAAGAATAGTTTATATATTGTTTCTTTGATTTAGAATATCTATGAATTACATTATTCACAATTCTCCATATAGATGCAGCTGTACATTCCCACTTTTCAGCTAATTTAGAATAACTTTGTAATTCAATATAATCTTTTATTATTTCATCTCTATGTTCTCTAAGATATCTTACATCAGCTCTTGTATAATGTTTATTAACATTTTCAGTTCTACTCAACAATTGTAAATTAGATAGATTATTATTATGTGGATTATTATCTATATGGTCTATTTCATATCCTTCAGGTATTTCACCAACAAATGTTTCCCATACTAATCTATGAACATATAATTGTTTTGGTAGTTTCCAACCATGTTTACCTATTTTACAAAATTCATTATATAAACTAACTTGTAAGTATTTCTTTTTACTTTGTGATACTTCTCGTGGTTTTAATATTTTTGGTTTTGATTGTTTATTAGATATTACTATACCTGTATCTGATATCTCATAATTCTCAAAGTTTGCTATTTGTTTTGTTTTCATGTTTACCTTTACTTTTGTATTTCTTTTAAATAATTTATTACTTCTTTTCTAATATACGATTTAAGTGGGTTTTTAAACGATATACGAGGCTTTCTCACCCATAACCACTTAATACCCTTATATGTTGCATAACCTAATGATAATGCTCCAAATAATGATAATAAAAATTCTAAATTAAATAGTTCGTTATTCATCTCTATACTTGTTTCTGTTAAATGTTACTTTTATGTTATTCTTAATATTTTTTAAATCTTTACTAATATGAATTCTATTGATGTTATATTTCTTACTCATTTTTCTTTGAGATATACCTTCAATAAAATGTTGTGTTGCTAACTCTCTTTCATAAAATGGTAAGTTACCAATATACAATTTTATATCCTTAGTAAGTTTTTCTGTATTTTCTGTTACCTCTTCTTCTTCTGATACATTCAAATGTGAATCACTTAATACTTGTGCATTAGTTTTACGATATTTTAAATGAAAAGGTGAGGTAGATGAGTTATATTGAATATAAGCCATCTTAATTAAATAATGCTGTACTTTATCATCTATTAATAATTGTTGATGATAATCACTTCCTTTTTCTAACAAAGATAAGATACAATCAGAAATTAAATCATCTGTATTAGGATTATTTCTTGTTACAGCAATTATCTTTCTTTTTATTTCTTCAAAATGTTTATCAATATATCTTTTGATATCCATAATATATGTTTCCTTTATATATAAGTATTAACCAAACCAAAAAACAATAAAAAAACCTGAAATATTTTACTATAACAGGTCTTTTTTGTAAAAATAGCTTAAACTTTGATATAAATAAATATTAAGAAATTTTATTTTCCTTTATTATAGAAAGGTGAATGTGTGAGGTTATATATGTTATCAGCATCTGAACCAGTTAGAGGTAAGGATATTCTATATACATTATTACCATTAATGAATGGAATTAAATACATTGCTCCATTACTTGCCATAAATATTCTATAATTAAAATCAAGAGCAGATACCACAGCACCATTAATTGGTACATCGTTTACAGTATTTGTAGTAAAATCATATTCTCTAAGATTTGCTGAACCACTATTAAAATAATAGAATCTACCATTAGGTCCTATTGTTGCCATTCTTGGTTTTGGGTTAACAACTCTTCCACTACCAGGTACAACTTGTGTACTACCATTACGATAATAATGAAGTGATTCTAATGCTGCGTTTTGTACATTTGTTAAAACAACTTGCCATCCATCTCTAACACCACTATTATAATATGGCATCAACTCACAAGCTTCATATTCATTTGTTCCACTTAAAGATGAACCTGTTGAATTATATTCTCTTGAAGATGAAATGTATTCAACATTAGCCTCATTTGAATTATATGCAATCGAAGTAGGTCTACCATTATCAGGATTAAGGAAATTAGCAGCTCTGTTTACTGAACCTGTATATTCATAGAAATCAAATGATGCTGAATTATTTCCATCTACTGTGAAACTATAATTTTGGTCACCAACAAATCCACTATTGAGAGAACCGAAGTATTTCCAATTCCAATCTGGTGTACCACCACTTGGTCCAACTGTTATGTTAGATGAAGTAGTAAATAGTTCTGCAAAGTTGTTATCAGGATTAAATCGTAATACTTCTCCATTATTATTTCTAAAGTAAATAGAATCTGAACCACTTGGTGCAAAACCACCTCTCATTCTTGATGAAGGAGTATCACCTGCATCTAAAGTATGTAATGATGCTGAGTTAGCAGTTGTATCAATTTTTAATAATGTATTTGTAGCAAATGAAGCTGCAACAATCCATTTATCTTTAATTACAGCCGCTTCATAATCATTCGTATCGCTAATTAATAAAGATGCAGATATATCCCAATTCATATCTGACATTTGTTGATAAGTTGAACCACTTAATGAATCTAATGCATCAAGATATTGAGCAGATAAAGTTGCATCCCATGTTTGTTCCCATTCAGGGAATAATGTAGGTCCTACTGGTACCGCTTCTTCAAAAGTTTTAACATATGCGAAAGGTTGTACTCTCATATTATTGAACCATATTATTTACCGATGAAACATAGATATTATTTTCGTTATTAAATGTAATCAATGTTATTATATCTTGTGCTGCTGTTGTTGTAGTTGCTACATAAGTACTACCACTTGGGAAATAAAATTTAGGTGAGAATGATACTGTTCCAGCTGATGTTCCTGATTGGTTAATCAATACATTAACTGTTTGACCTGTTCCTACATTCGTTGCATCTATATGTGTATCTACACCATCTGCAAGTGTTAATTCAAATAATGAAGTATTTGAGAAATCAATCGATGCTGTATTAGATGTAATTGATGTAGTAGCAACTTCTGTTTTAACAGAACCACTAATGATATTACTACCATTAAATGTTGTTGGTGCATTTAATACTACTGAACCACCACCTAAAAGAGTTTGAGTTGCAGAACCAATTGTAATATTTTGAGTTGAACCTGCATTACCAATAGTAATATTATTGGTGAGTGCAGTACCAATTTCCATTTCTGTAGCATATGCATAAAATCTTGTAGTACCATCTGCATTTGTTTCTACTCTATTTGATGCAAATGAACCAGAGATGGTTTTCATAATAGTACCAACTTGATAACCAGCACAAAAATTCATACCATAGTAATTGAATGCGGATGAATCAGCTTGTAACATTACATTAGAATTATCAAATTGGTTACCTGCACCTCCATAGTTTAACATACCCGTAAATCCTAACCCATACGAATAAGGTACATTACCTTTAGGTACAGTTCCATAATCAATTGCTCTATCGAAACTAAATGCACCTGGTATAGGGTTTATGAACTGACCTGAGCCAGATACTAATACACTACCTGTGAATATGTTGTTTGGTCCACTAAAGAAGTTAACTCCATCAAGTTGTGCATATCTTAAATCATATGAACCTGTTAACTGGTCAGAACCACTAACTACACCAGAAGGTAATCCACCACTTGCTAAAGATGATGTAGTAACTAATGTTGTTGTACCTGAACTATCTCCAACCCATACATATCCTTCTTGAAGTGAAGAAGTAAAGTTTCCATCTACTTTTAAATTTGAAGATGCAGTTACTGGTGCATTCATTACAAATGAACCTCCTCCAACTGATACTTGAGTTGCTGCTCCAATATTAACAGCAGTAGTTGAACCAGCATTACCAATGGTAATAGCATCGGTGTTTGCTGTACCAATGTTTATTTCTTGTGCATACTGTCTTAGTAAAGTATTACCATCAGGTTTAGTTTCTATTCTATTTGTACCTATTGAACCTGATACTGTTTGTAAGAAGTTACCAATCTCATAACCAGCATTGAACTGAATACCACCATAATTAAATGATGGAGAATCATATTGGAACATTGTAAGAGCTTTATCGTATCTGTTACCAACACCAGAGTAATTCATCATACCGATAAAGTTAGTTGAATAAGTATCTGGTTTATTATCTTTGGTATGTGAAGCGTATCCTAAAGTTTGTTCTAAATTAAATGCACCTGGTACAGGATTAAATAATGTTGCTGAACCTGATGCAAAGAAACTACCTGAGAAGTTGTTGTTTCCATTAAATTCATTATTACCAATTAGTTTAGCAAATGAACCAGTATCTATTAATAAAGAACCTGTTGTTACTGCTTGTGGTACTCCATTAGAATCTCCTACCCATGTATATCCTTCTTGGATATTAGGTAAATCATTACTTCTACCAGCTCCACTAATAACTCCACTACCATTTACATCAGATTTAACTACATTACCTAATTTTTGAATAAAGTTTGCTGAACCTGTTGGTTTTACATTTGTATATCCACCATCTACTCCTACATATACATTATCTCCTTCACCAAATGCAGAAGTATCAACACCATTGATAAATCCACTTAATATAGCTGTACCTGATTCATCAAAGTTTAAATCTTGTTCAAGTACAAAGGTAGCTGGCATCCTATCAGCTCTTGATGCTGATGCTGCATATACATGAAGTTCATTACCTGTTGAACCACTCACATATACAGGTGTACCTTTGGCCATGAAACCATTTTTGTTTTTAACAAGTTCTACAACTTGTCTTGGTGTACTATCTACTAAGAATGTATCTCCATTACCTTTTGTAAATGTAATTTCACTAAAATCACTTGATGCTGTTATAAGTAAAGAACCTGTATCTACTGCACTTGCTGTGATATTTGTTAAGTTACTACCATCTCCATAATAAGTGGATGCTGATATTGAGCCAGTTACTTTTAAACTTTCTATTAAAGAACCAGTTCCATCTACTAAATAATCAGAATCATTCTTTTGCAACAATTGTTGAAATGATGCTGATATTGGTTGGTTTGTTAAATTATAATTTGCCATATTATTTTAATCCTCTTATTGTGGTAAATACTTGTATCGTGAATTTACAACTTTTATACCCATTTGTTCAATATTATCTCTAATTGTTTTTCTAAATACGATTGGAGATTTAAATTGTATTCCTGCATCTGGATAAATATCATCGTTTGTTTCTGTTCCATACTCAGGGAATAAATCATTATTAAAACATAAATAATCTACCAATCTTTCTGAAAAGTATTCTGCTTTATTTTTAACAGATTGTCTTTTCTTATCATAAATCAACATATCCACAGAAAGTGAGTTCTCACCTCCTTGTGGTTGTAATAAACCATTATTTCTTGGTCTTAAATAAATTGATTCTAATGATTCATAGTAAGACCAGTATATAAGTGCATCTTGCACATAATCATCAACAAGTGTTTTATAATTACCACTTAATGAATTACTATCTACATCTGATAAAATCTTATCGTATAATTTTGTACCTAAAAGACGAGTGATATGAACAATCTGTGCCTCTCTGATTGTAGATTTGATTAAATCCACATCAAGGTTATTGTTTATATCTGTAAAAGCTTTTAACTTAGCTTCTGAAATTAATAGGGTATTTTCCATTATATTACTCCTTCGTTTTTAGGTTCTTCTTGTACATTTACAATGTTTTCTTCTAATTCATTATCTTCACCACTTTCTGCATCGATTGAAGTTACTACTTCTGTTTCTTCACCATCTTCAAATATTCTTGTAGTTTCTACACCTAAAGTAACATCTAATCCATTTACTTTAAATATATCTTCAAATACTGACAATATGTCAGATTGCATTGGTTCGATTACTGTTTTTTGGAAATGTGCATAAGCTTCTAACATCTCAGTTCTACCACCTAATTGACCTTCTGTTTTAATACCTAAAATCATTGGAGAAGTGATTCTATGTGCAGTAAGTATCTTTTGTACAACCATATCATTAACAGTAGTATAATACCCATCTGCTCCATTCTGAGGTATTGGTGTGATAACCGGTGCTTCTTCTTTGTTTGCAACATCCATATAAATAAGAGAACCAGCATTATCACTTCCTGCATAAGCATCTCTTAATTGTTGTTCGATTATTCCTCTTTCTTCATTATCTGCATTTGTAAATGTAGTAATTGATAAAGATGGAGCTAATCCATTTTTAATATTGTTTTTGTGGAAATTATCTATCTCTGCATCTAATGCAATAATATTTAAACCAGCATGATAATCGGGTAAGGGATAATATCTCATACCTGGTCTGTAATCTCCTACATATATAATTTGTGAAGGTGAGGTTCTATCCAATTTATTAAATCTTGGAACATAAGTTAAATCATCTGGATTAACTCTTAACCTACCTCTGTTTTGAAATTCTGATGAAATATAGTAACCAGGTATAATTCCTCGTTCATTCATCTTATGTGCTCTTAGATACGAGAAATCAACATGATATACTTCTGCAATCTTTGTTCTATCGTTTGACCAGATTACTTCTAATGCAAACCCACCAAATAATGCTCTATCTAAAGCAACTTTCTTGAAGATATCATTCCATGATTCTCCTTCTTTGTTTGCATATTCTAATATTGATTCATCTTCTGTTGTTAAACCATCTCCAATAATTCCATCTCTTTTAGCGATGATTGCAGTTCCATTGATTGATGATTTATTAAATAATTCAATCACATATTGTGGAAACTCATTTCCTTCACCATAATAAACTACTTTTCCCTTATCATCTTCAAATACTTTAGATGTAGGATAATAGTATTCACCATATTTTGGAATGATGGTTAATTTATGTTTGTTTAATTTCTTTTCCATTCTTACCCTTGATAAATTGTAAACTTAGCATCTTCATTAGATGTTATATATAGTTTTTGTTCTGGTGAAACTGAACCTGATACAAACATTCTATCACTTGCTTGTAATACTGAGTTTCTATCATTAGCTGTGTATGGGTTACTCCAAGTTCCTTCTGTATCTGTCCAATTAGAACTTGCTTCTTTCCATATATAAAATGGTTTTATACCATATCTAAACTCTACTTCATAAGTTGTACCAGCTTTTACATACATCTCACCAAGATTGGTTGTAGAGCCTGTTACAAGAGTAATTGGAGTTCTTCTCCATCTACCATTGTTTAAATCTAAACTTGCAGTTGCGAATACACCTTTGGTACTATCGTTTGCAAGTGATTCGTATGCAAATATAAAATTAGACCTTGAACCTGATGGTGGGTTTACCCACGCAACAACATCATAAGGCCATACTAATTCATTTCTACTATTTTCTTGTACTGTTTGCATACTCTACCTTATTATATAAAAAAGATAAAAGTGGAAGAGATTTCTCCCTTCCACTCAATCTTTAATCACTTATTGTGAAACAGTTATTCCTGTTAAAGCACTACTAAGAGTTGTACCAGTGATTACATCAGCTGGTGATGGCTCTTGAGCAGTGAATGTTAAGGTATATCCGTTAGCATCACCTAAAGCAGTTCCTGACTGACCTTGTCCTGCGTTTAATGCAGCTCCGTACACTCTACCAACATAGAAGAATTTCTCACCAGAAGTATCGTTGTTTGTTTCAACAACTAACTTTAAATCTGGATTTTGAGCTAAAATCTTAATTTGGTTTCTTGTAGAAGTTTGCATCTTAGCGAACGCGGCATTTACCGTAGCCTCATAAAAGACTGTTTGATTTTCAGTTGAACCATTGATTGTTTCTGTGAAATCGGATGTTCCTCTTTGTAAATCAAACTGATAAAATACTCCACTACCAGAAATATCTGAAATCTCATTTGAAGTTTCAGTAATTCCAGCTACAGAGCCAGAGAGGATGTATAATGCTTTGATTCCGCCAAGATTATCTCTACATCCGAGAGCAAATCCACTTGTAATATCACATGCCATAATTTATCCTCCTTTAGTTAATGATTACAGGTTGTTAGTTACCCAGAACTCTGGATAAGCAACTTGAACACCTAATTTAGTTACAATTCTATGCTTTAACTTATCATCGTTGATATCATACCATAATTGGAAGTTATCTAAATCTGATACTAAGTCAGTACCGATTACGATGTGTCTAGCTGGACCAGTGACAATTCTATTTGTACCTTGTAATCCAACAGTACCTACAACTCTAAGGTTAGCGAATGGGTGTATTGCTGAAAGTAATGAACCTCTGTTTTCTACTGTGTTAGGGTCATAGAAGTAGTTGTTAGCTTTTCTTAAACCAACGATATACTTTCTAAAGTTAGCAACTGACATAAATACTGTCAAGTCATCTCTATCTTGTACATCTACTGCTAAGTTCTCTAACTGCTCATCGATAATATCTAAGATGTTATCAGATGTAGGAGCTGATGAACTTACATAAGTTGCAGCTGAACCACTTGTTAAAATTGTGTTAAGACCAGAAATACAATCTCCTGAACCAGTTGATGCTGTCCAGATAAATTGGTCATTTTTCTTTTGGAAGTTTGCAACTAATTGAGATGCATATTCTTCAGCAAAAGCGTAAGTTTCTGGGTAAGAACCTTCAGGTCCTAATAAACCGATGTACTTCTTGTCTAAATCTCTTAAACATAATCCATCGTGTGAACTTCTTTGACATACTTCCAAATCTCTTTGAGTGTATATCGCTGAACCAGATTCAGTTGTAACACAACCAAACCCATCTTGTACTACAAGGTCTACTTCTTGTAGGTTTAGAGGTTCTTTATATTTAATCCCCTCTTTGACTGTTACATATTCTGCAGTTGAACCAGCGATTACTGATTTTACTAAGAATTCTCCAGCCAACTCATTGTTAAAATCTGCTAATGCAGATACATTAAATCCTGCCATGATTAATTCTCCTATTTGTTTTTGTTTCTAATTTTAAGTAATCTCTCAAATTGTCTTTTCTTATCATCATTGATAGGATTGTAAGAAGTATCAATTTTAGAATGATTACGGTTTTTAATTTCTGCCTTGGTTCTTTCCACTGCAGGTGCTAAAGCAAATTCTTGAACTTTAGATTCGGTTTCAGAAAATTTAGATTTCATTTCTTCAATATCTTTCTTCATTTCCTCAATAATTGGGATAACGATTTCAGCAATTGCTTCTACGATTTCTTCTTTTTCTTCAAGTACAACTTCATCCTCATGTTCTTCGAAGTTTTCTTCAACAGATTCTTCAGATTCAGTTTCAGTAGTTTCTTCAGATAATTTTTCTTCATGTTCTTCAGCTACTACTTCTTCTTCCTCTTCTGCTTCAAGTTCACCTTCGGAAATTTCCACGATTGCTCCACCTTCGGTTTTGATAAATACACCTCCTTCCAAAGCGTGTTCACCATCCGGTGCTGGAACATTACCATCTTCTGTTTTCACAAAGATAGGTAAACCGATAGATAGTTCTTCTCCTTCGTAAGTTAGAGTAAGTTCTCCATCAGCTGTTGAAATTTCACCAAAGATTTGTTCTGAAGCAACATCTGACATTTCTTCTTTAACTACTTCTTCAGTATTTTCTGATACTGCATCAGTTAAGTTGAAATGTTTTTTAACTAATTCTCTTAGTTCTTCCTTGTTCATAATTAACTCCTATTTGGTTTGAAATTAGTTGATTTAGAACGAACCCTCTATCGCTTTCGAACCTACAACTTGTAATTTCTTTCCATTATCAAGTTCGTATGTTCCATCTGGCAATATAGCAGAACGCTCACCATCTTTTAATATAAAAACTACTAAGGTTTCGTGGTCAATTACTATCTCAGTTCCACCTTCAGTAGTTCGATAGTAAAAACGGTGTTTAGAAGCATTTATCATACGGTCAGCAAAGAAGCCTTCCACACTAAATCCTTTTACTCGGCCTGTTTTTACCCATTCCTCCCAAACACTTGAATTTTTCACCTTCATAATTCCAAACCATGTACCCTTTTCATATTTCTCACCGGTCAAGGCATATGATTTATCTTTTTCAGGTTCTTGAACCAACCAAGATTCTACTAATACAACATCCTTTAACGGAATTGCTTCCGAATGTTCTAAGTTAGTATTCTCTTGATATTTGTTCATCAAGTATTTGTAAGCAATCTTTTCTATGGTTGATTCTGTGAAATACACATAATACTCACCATTTTTCTCATCGTAACGATAAATCAACTTACGAGGAATCATTAAAGGTCCTGCAATAAGTTGTTTCTCGTTTTCGAAATTTATCTTTGAAAATGCAGATTGTTCTGCATCTTTATTTATTAAGGTTGTAGAATTGGGATTTCTATTCATTGTTGGAAGTGGGTTAACAGAAGAAGATGCATCTACTGAATCTTCAAATGTAGTTACTTCACTACCATCAACATTTTTTCTCATTCTTACTATTTGCCAACTATGTCTACACCCATAAGAACCTTTATAAGTAAAAATATCATAAATACCAAATTGTGAATTTTCTCCACTAATTGTCATATTATTAATATCTTCTTTTCTAAAAAGTAAATTTTTATCTAATAATCTTTTACAAAAAGTTCTATTTTTAGAATCTCTCGGTCCTACATATTTGTATCTAATTTTTACAGCAACATCACCATTTGGTAATACACCATAATCTTGAATTGAAGGTTCGTTGGGCTTGGATGATATTGCGAACTTTTGTTCATCATCCATCAACACCCAACCTTCCTTCTCCAAGCCCTCTTCGGTCTCTCCTACTTCATCTAAGTATTCCAATATCTTATCTTGAACATCACTTGGTAAATCGTTTATATATTTCTTTTTCTTTTCAAGAATTACTTCTTCTACTTCTTCTAAAAACTTTTGAATTGCAGTATCATGTTCAGAACACGGCATATAAAAAGTAAATCCTCCTATTTGATGTTCATGTATTCCATCACATCCAAACATATCAGCAGCTTCTTGTGCTTCTTCTTTAGTTGTAAAAAGTGGAATACCATCAAGGTAATCTACCAATTCAAAGTAGAATTGTAAATTTTCTTCTAAATTAAAATCTTCTGATTGTTCTTCTTTACGGATTTGTTTTAATTTTCTTTGAGCCCATTCAATTCCGGCTGTTCCTCCCCATCCTAACCAAGCAACATATCCTTTGTCTTTCCAAGGAGTTCCTTTGTATTCTTCATCTATTTCTGCATTTTGTTTATGTCTAGCGAATGCAGACATGCGAGCAATTGTTTCTTCTGAAATATTTTCTCTATTACACAATTGGTTAGCTCTTGCAAGACCTGTTTGAGTCATTCCTGCTACTTCATCTCTACCATGTTCATCAATCCAACGAAGTACTTTACAAGCATTATCAGATGCTTCTTGTGGATAATCGTTATAAGATTGGAAGATTTGTTTGTTAGATGAGAAATAAATCCAATCGGCTTCGATTGCCGGTTGTTCAACTAAAGCAATAGCATCCACGCCAGAATCTTCATCAAATTCATCTATCTCTAACGCAATGATTTTTGGAGCTTTGTAGTTTTCAATATCCATACACTTAATTATATATGAATATACCAGGTGGTTAAATTTTATTTCTTATAATATTTAACAATTAAACCTTGTCTTACATTAAACATTTCTGCAAGTTGTTTAGAATTATATTTTCCGCTTGGAATTATAGTATGTTGATTTAATTGTTTAAAATATGTTTTTTTAATAAATTCTTCTTGTTCTTTTGTTAATAAGTTTGGTTTTTTTGCACCTTTTATATTTTTAATACAAGTTTTGTAATTATCTTTTTTATGCCATTCTTTTGAACCCTTAATGAAATTAGGATGTCTAAGAGTTTTTTTTCTTGCTTCCTCATCTAACCAAACCTTATATCTCGTTTTATCATTCCACTTCGGTCTATTTCTTACAGAAGTAGAATAAGGAGCAATATCAACGGCATATCCATATTGTTTTTGTAGTTCTTGTTCTCGTTTAGATGCAGTATCTATACATTCATGGGTTTCAAGAATTTCCCATTCTGTATATCCTTGTTCTTTTACTCTTCTTTTTGGATTTGTTGTACATCCAATTTTAACATTGGATATGTGATAAATGTAATACATAATCTTTCTTTTATAACAACAAAGATACGAAAAATACTTGATATATAAAAATAAAAAATGTTAAAGTTTTGTTAAACTTGACCAACAGTTCTTCTTTGTCTTAATTTATTAGCCGCTTCTGTTGAATTAGCAATATCACCTTGAAGTACATAAGCACGAACAGGTTGTTGTCCTTGTCTTTGTTCTTGTGCAGTTTGTAATTCAATTTGTTCTTGTGTAGGAGTTGCTGCAGTAGGTGTAGATGCAACTGATGCAGCTCCACTTAAAGAAGGTAAGGTTGGAGCTGAACCAATACCTGCTAATGCTGTTGTTTTACTTACCGCTTGTTTAACAGTACTAAAGATAGCGGCCGCTTGTGCTGCATATCCAATCAATAAAGGAATGTTTTGTGGGAAACCAACTTTAGCAGTTTCAGATGCACCAACAGCAATATTACTACCAGCTTTGGCTCCATCTAAAGTTGCTTCGGTTGCAACATTCTTAGCTTTGAATGATAATCCTTTAGCTTCACCAATTAATTCTTGTAAAAGTAAAGCTTGTTTTGCAATCAATGCCGCTTTACCTAATGCAGTTTCTTGACCAAATAATTCAGAAAGAGTTTGTAGAGATTCTTTCTTAATATCTAACTTAGCTTGTTCTTGTTCTGCAATTCTTTCTAACTCAGCTTCATCTTCTTCTTTCTTCTTTTCATCAAGAGCAAGTTTCTCTTCTGCTTCAGCTTCTTTGATTAGATTTTTATAGTAATTTATAATCTGAAGTTTTTGTTCTTCAGTAGCTTGTAAATCTTCTAACTCTTTTAACTTTCTCTGTTGTTCTAATTCTAATCTTTGAACTTCTGTTTCTGCAGCATCATCTTCAGCTCGTTTCTCGTACTCTTTACGAATATCTTCTAAAGATTGTAATCTATCTTTTTCTGCTTGTTCTTCTTTTTCTTTCTGAGCCTTAGCTTCTTCTTCTTTTTTCTGTTGTTCAGCTTTTCTCTCATCTTCTCGTTTCTTACGAGCCGCATCTCTTTCATCTTGTATTCTTTTTTCTTCTGCGGCTTGTAATGCTAATAACTCGGTTTCTTTTTGGTATATTGCTTCTTTTTCAGCATCAGTTCTACGGAGATTATCTAACTCCGCTTTTAACATCTTCTCTCTTTGAGCAAATATCTCTTCTGCTTTAGCTCCTCTTGCTTGTAATAATGCAAGTTCTCTTTGACCTGATTCTAATAGAGCTTCGTTTGATGCAATTACAGCATTGTTTGCTTTTTCTGCTTCGGTAGGCATGATACCTAAGAATTCTAATACAGGTCTAAAGAATTCAACTACTGAATTAAATCCATCTTTTAAAGCTTGTATTGCTTTACCTACAAATGGTACTTTCTCACCGAACTTCTCGATTCCTTTAACTATATCATCCCAATATGCAATGATACCTCCTAATGCAACAGCAAAGATACCTATACCGGTGGCTATGAGAGCTTGTTTAGTAGTAATACCAAATAATTTAGCGGCTATACCTGATTTCTTAAATAAAGGTCCTAATTGACCAATACCTTCTGATACATCTTTAATACCAATACCAAATGCAATTGCAGATGCGGCTGCTTCTTCAAATTTACCAAAGGTTTCTGATTCTACACCTAATAAACCCAATCCACCAACTAAACCAGATACTGAACCACCAAGAATTTTTACAGCACCATCTAATCCTCTGATTTTATCTTCACCAGTAATACCAGCGATTTCAGAGTTTATTTCTTCAATACTTCTTGTTGCATCTTGTGCTGATTTAGATAATTCCTTAAACCTATCCGAACCTATTTCTACATCTTTCAGTTCTTCATTAATACCAGCTAACTCTTCTTCTAACTGACCAAGGGTTTTTACTGAATTACCAGAATCAATCTTAACTTTATATTCAAGTGTTTGTTGTGCCATATAATAAATTATATTTTGAAAAAAAGATTGGTATAGATAACCACAATATATAATTATATATAATATAGTAGTTGAGGAAGGTTGCACAATCTACACACTTATGTTTACCTTTATACTTTTTTTTATCTTTTGTGCAACTTTTTCCTCAATTTTTTTATGTTTTCAAGTTTTTGGTATATTTATATAAAAGGAATAATTGTAAACCAATGAAAATCTAATTTATCTTATTAAAAACTCTGAGATTGAGACTAAGAGTATAATCCTCTAAACTTCAATAGTAAATTATTGTTGGTTCAGGTAAATTTTCTATTTTTAAAACTTAAAACTCGCAGCAGCCGCAGCACTGCAGCACTTAATAACAAGATAAATTAAAATAAATAGTATCAACCTCGCACTGCAGCAACTGCAGCACTATACAAGTTCGAGGTTATTAATTTTTAAAATAAATTATTATGTGGACATACTTAAAAACTATTGATATGCAAACTTGGGTGAAAAATACACCAAAAGCATTATATTGGAAATTAGCATCACAGAGTAGAAAAAGAGTACCAATGTTAACTGTTAGCTATAACCAACTTAAGAAAAAATATATAAATAAATAAAGATATATGGCATCAATAGTATCAGTAAAAAAAAGAAAAGGTGAAACATTTCAAAAATTACTTTCAAGATTCAAAAGAAAAGTAAGAGCATCAGAACATCTTATAGAATTAAAGAATAGAAAAGAATTTTTAAAACCTTCAGTTATAAAAAGAAAATCTATGATGAAAGCTAAAAGAGAACAAGAGTTAGCAACTAAATTACAGAAGATAGAAGATGGTGATACTAAAATAAAACTATATTCTAAAAAAAGAGGGAAAAGAAATAATGCCATTAACAAGAAGTAAATTAATAATATTGGAAGAAAAAGGTTTAGAAACAAACGAAAATTATAAAAAGTATAAAGAAGAAAAAGATAAGATAAAATCTAAGTATCCTTCAGAAATTTGGGAGTATGCTAAAAAGGGTAGAATTAATAAAGCTGATGTAGAAGATTATATGGAAAATTATCATTCATTATACAAAGAATATATTAAAGAAATAGCAGACCTAATGTTTACTCCTAATTCTCATTTTCAAGAATTTGTTTGGGATATTATACCTGATTATGAACTTCAGAGAAGAGAATATAGAATAAGAGGAAGAAAAAATTATTCATTATGATAGAATTAGTAATACCAACACTTTATAAATCACCTAACTTACAGAAGATGTTACCAAAATATCTTGAGTATGATTTAATATCAGATATTCATATTATAGATAATGG